TACTTTACTGAAGCTGAGCTTAAGTGTAAACACACAGGTATTTGTAAAATGGACTCAAACTTCATGGAAATACTTGAAAAAATACGTGAAGAAGTTGGAATTCCGTTTATAATAACAAGTGCCTATAGAGACCCAACGCATCCTATAGAAGCAAGAAAATCGCAACCAGGAGCACACGCAAGTGGCAGGGCTGTAGATATACTTATTAGAGGCGCGGATGCCTTAAAATGTATTGAAGTAGCGTTACAACACGGTATAACCGGGCTTGGTGTGAAACAACATGGCGACTCTAGATTTATACATTTAGATAATCTTGAAGCTACTAGTTCCAGCCCTAGGCCTTGGGTTTGGAGTTATGAGTGATACACAAGATCAAAGATTAGAAAAGATAGAACAAAAAATAGACCGACTGGCAGACGCCGTTGTGTCTATTGCTCGTATTGAAGAAAGGGTAGCAACGGTATTAAAACAAAACGATAGGTTTTTTATTAGAATGGACAAAATGGAAGAACGAGTAGATGCAGTAGAAAATAAAAGCAGTCTAAACACTCGTTCTTTTAGTTTTTTAGAGAGATTTTTATGGGTTTGTGTAAGTTCAGGAGTAGGCTTACTTGTATATTTTTTAAGATAAGGAGGTAAAAATGGCAGTAGCAGAATCAATAGTAGGAGTAGCTGGAAAAGTCCTCAATAAGTTTGTAGCTGATAAAGATCTAAGAATTAAATTACAACATGAATTAAAAACAGCTTTTCATTCAGCTAATTTAGCCCAGATAGATTTAAATAAACAAGAAGCAGCACATCACAGTATGTTTGTTGCAGGTTGGAGACCCTTTGTTGGTTGGACTTGTGGGTTTGCGTTAGCTTACCATTTTATAATTTCACCAATTTTAAGTTTTATCTTAGTCTTAGCTGGGATTGATACCCCAATACCTAAATTTGAATTTTCCCAACTTAGCACTATTCTTATGGGCATGCTCGGGCTTGGGGGTTTAAGGTCATATGAAAAAATGAAGGGTGTACACAGAACCAAATAATGTATGGCATACTTCAAACTAATTACATTTAACGGGATTGCTCCACAAGTAGCACCTAGACTTTTAGCTAATGAGTTAGGCCAAGAGGCTAAAGATGTTAATTTAGATGCTGGAGTGCTTACCCCAGTCAAAGATAACTCAAATGTACAACAAATAACGGACGGTAGAACTTCGGCTTATAAATATGATTTTGCTGGTAGTTCTTATTACTTACAGTTTACCAACGATGTAAATGTAGTGCCCGGCCCAGTAGCAGACGATGCTTTTGATAGGTTATATTGGACTGGTAATAACTTTCCACAGATGGCAAGTTCTACTGAAATTATAACTGCAGGTGGCTCTGGGGATTTTCCAAGAAACTTTTTTAGATTAGGTATACCAGCACCGGCAAATGCCGCAAGTACAAGTATAACTGCTGGTAGTGACGATGGTACCCAAACACAATACAGTACTTCTTATGTCTATACTTTTGTATCTGCTTTTGGAGAAGAAGGTCCACCTTCACCTGCGTCTACGGTGCTTAGCAAAGTAGATGGACAAACAGTAACTATTTCAGGCATGGATACTTCTACTTCTAAAAGTAATACCAACCTTTCAAAAAAACGTATTTATCGTTCTAATACTGGATCTAATACTACTGAGTTTCAGTTTGTTAAAGAAGTAACTTTAGCCACGGCTAGCACTACTGATAATTTAGATAATGATGCTTTAGCTGAACTTATACCAAGTACCTTCCACATCGCACCGCCAGATGATGACACTAGTTTATATCCAAACGGAAAGATGCTTGGGTTAACTGCTATGACTAATGGTATCTTAGCTGGTTTTACAGGTAAAAGATTATGTTTCTCTGAACCTTTTTTACCACACGCTTGGCCGGTAGCTTTTAGGATAACTTTGGAAGAAGAAATCGTAGCTATAGCTATGACAGGAACTGGTCTCTTTGTAGGTACAAAAGGTACACCTTACTTTGCAGCAGGTACAGATCCTCAATCTATGAGTGTTATAAGAATAGAGGCTGCTCAAGCTTGTCTTAATAAACGTTCGATGGTTGATATGGGGGACTATGTTATCTATGCTTCTCCTGATGGTTTGGTATTAGTAGAAGGTACAGCTGTAGTAGTAGCAACAGAAGGTATTATTGATCCAGAAACATGGCGTGCTAATTATTATCCAGATAGTATTCAAGGTTTTTTACATGAAGGTAAATACATAGGTTATTACAATAGCGGTGGTAATAGAGGTGGGTTTATATTTGACCCTAGAGGTGGTAAAAATGCTTTTACTAACCTTAGTGCTACTGCTACTACTATTCCTACTGGTGGTTACACCGATCCTGATAACAACGAGCTGTATGTAATTGTAGATAATGGCAGTACTACTAATATAGAAAGATATCAAAATGGTTCAAACAATCAAAGTTTAACTTTTAAAACAAAAGAATTTGTTTTAGCTAGACCTACTAGTATGAACTTTGTAAAAGTAGAAGCCGAAGCATATTCTGGCTCTGGTATTACGGTAAAAGTATTTGGTGATGGCACAGAAATATTTGATGCTACTATTACTGCTTCAGGGTCGGTATTCAGTGTTGCAGGTTCTGCCCCTACTTCTTTTAGCGCTACTACAATTACCGAACCAATCTTAAGGTTACCTACTGGAGTACATAAGACTTATGCAATAGAAGTTTCAGGTGCACATACCATAAATGAAATATGTATTGGGGAATCTATTGATGAATTAAGGGGTATTTAATGGCTACCGTTAAAAAAACTAAAGTACCTGCAATTATAGATATCCCAGCAGATCTTGATCCAAAAATAAAAAGAGTTTTAGAGTCTCTTAAAGAAGCTTCAGAAGTACGGTTAGGTAGACGAGGTGATCCTAGAGATAGAGCTATAACTTTAAGAGAGCTAATTGATAGCGGCTTAGCCACTGAACTAAGAGATAAACCATTTGACCCTAATGCAGGAACAGGTATTACTGATTTTGCTTTACCTTCATTTTTACAACCAGACCCAAGCGCTCCTGTACCACCAGCAGCTACCGGGTTATCTGCAGGAGCTGCTTTTACTACAATTACTCTTGATTGGAATGATCCACAGATAAGCAATCTAGCTTTTACCGAAGTCTGGCGTAACGGTAGTGATAATTTAGGTTCTGCAACTAGAGTAGATACAGTAAGTGCTAATGTTTGGTCAGATACCGTTGATACTGCACAAACTTTTTATTACTGGGTGCGTCATGTCAATACTAATAATGTAGCAGGTACTTTTTCTTCTTCAGTAAATGCTACTACCGCTCAAGTAAATGCAGCAAGAATTGAAAACGCAGTTATTGATAACACTAAATTAGTTGACAAAACTTTAACCAATACCAAAATTGCTGACGGCACCATAACGTCTGATATTTTAGCGGCTAATTCAGTTATTGCTGGAAAAATTGCAACTAATGCTATTGTGGCTAATGATGGTGTTATTGGCACTGCTGCTATTGCTACCGCACAAATTGTTGATGCGGCTATAAGTAATGCAAAAATAGCTGATTTAGCAGTAGATGCAGCAAAAATAGCTAACGCTACTATTACTACAGCTAAAATTGGTACTGGTGAAATTACTACCGCATTAATAGATGATGCTGCTATTACTAACGCAAAAATAAGTAGTTTGAATGCAGATAAAATTACTGCGGGTGATTTAAGTGCAGACAGAATAGCAGCAAACTCAATAAATGGAGTATTAAAAGGTACCGAACATTCTTATTCAACCATAAAAGTAGAAACTCAAGCTAATTCAATTATTTCAGATATAGATAGAGATGGCACTATTCTTAATAATGTTGGTGGCGCTCACTCTTGTTTTGGTTACAGGTGTGTTGTAGAGGACAATATGCGATTTGGTAATACTTTTGGAGCTAGTCTTCCTTATTTTACTTATAATAAATTGCATAATGGTGTCTACTACAACATTCATTTAAAAAGACTAGGTAGTTTATCTTTTACTGTAATATCAAACACCGCTGGAACTTATGCAGGAACAGTACACACTACTTTTTTTGGTTCTTATACTGGAGATGAAAGGTTATTTTTAACTGCTTCTTTTGGTACTTCGGGTACAACCCAATCTACTTATGTTGCTTCTGAAACAAATGGTGCAGGAGCAACAGGAACAACAGATTCAACTCAATTTAATAAAGGGTCAACTTTTGTTGATTTTCACAACATGGGATCTTCGGGAGCACAACTGAGACTATCTTTTAATAGCAATTACTTATCTGCGGGTACTTATCATTTAAATGTTTGGGGAGGGGTAAGTCTTACAGGTCCAAATAGTGCAGGGCAACACGAATTTGGCACAACACAACTGGGCGTATTTAGACAACATATTTAACGATGAGTGGAACAATTACAATATATGAAAAAGAAACTGGTTCAGTTACTGGTATTAAAGAATGGATAACTGAAATAGACAAAACTGCAATATTAGATAATATTCCCACAGAAACTCATGATTATAAAGAAGAAGCTGCGCCTTCTTTTGAACATAAATGGAATGGAGAAGACTGGGAAGCTATACCAGAACCTATAGAGTATGCTTTACCTCACATTAGAGTTAGAAGAGAAATTTTATTAAGGAATTGTGATTGGACCCAGGCAACAGACAGTCCTTTACCAGAGCAATTAAAAAAAGAGTGGGCTATTTACAGACAAGCTTTAAGAGATTTACCTGTTAATTATACTGATACCGATGAAGCATCTAAAGTAGTGTGGCCAGAAGAACCAGAGTGATATTATATAGAGAAAAACAACTACAATCAGCTTATGATGAGTACCGTAAAATGCATATTAGAAAGGATGTACCTTTTTTAACCTTAGAAGAGTTTAGGATTTTATATGAGTTTATGGCAAACGAATTTTATACTGTATAATATTTTTTAATAAAGTGAGGTAAATATGAGTGCAACTAGAATGATGAAAGATAAAGGCGAGGGTAATATTGGGGATATGAAAACCCAAGAAAAAAGACTTGAACCTAATTTGCAACAAGGTAGTGCTAATGATAAAGAGTTAGCTAGTAAATATGGTAATCCCAATGAAATAACTAGAGGGGATGTTATTGCTGCTGCTATAGAAAATCAGAAAAAGAAAGGAATGGC